TGATACTTCCGTAACCGATGCCGGCTTCTTTCATGTGTCTTACAACCCGTTCAAAAGCTGCAAGGTTTTTGGTCGGATCACCGTCCAGTTCTACATAGGAAATATGACCGGCATTGGTAAGAGCATGGTATGGAGCTTCAATGTCGATTTTCTTAAGTGCAGGGAGATGGTAATATACCGGAACATGGAAGCTGTTGGTGTAGTATTCACGGTCGGTAACTCCTTTGATAATTCCGTATCTTTCCCTGTCAGATCGAAGCAGCCTCCCAGCCAAACTCTCAGCGGGAGTAGCCAGACAGGTCACATTCATACCGAGTTCGGTACTCTTGCGATTGCAGTAGTCACGAATATAACCGACAATACGCAAGCCAAGTTCCTGAGAAAACTCATCTTCACCGTGATGCTTGCCGTTAAGCGCTACAAGGCACTCTGCAAGCCCACAGAAGCCGATAGACAGTGTCCCATGCTTCAAGACATCTCCAACCGTGTCATCGGGAGAAAGCCCGTCAGAGTCCATCCAGACACCTTCTCCCATAAGGAATGGGAAGTTACGAACAATTCTCGAAGCCTGAATTTTGTATCGGTCGAGGAGCTGCTGCATCGTCGCGTCAAGCATTTTATCCAACAGTTTGAAGAAAGTAAGGTAGTCACCTTTGGACTCAATGCCAAGTCGGGGCAGGTTGATGGAGGTAAAACTCAAATTGCCTCTACCAGGAGCGATCTCACGAGATGGGTCGTAAACATTTCCCATCACACGAGTTCGGCAGCCCATATATGCAACCTCTGTCTCAGGATGACCGGACTTATAATACTGGAGATTGAATGGAGCATCAATGAAAGCGAAGTTGGGGAAAAGCCTCTTAGCACTTACCTTCATCGCCAATTCAAACAGGTCATAGTTCGGGTCGTCCGGATTATAGTTGACACCTTCCTTGACTCGGAAAATCTGAATCGGGAAGATAGGAGTTTCGCCGTTTCCGAGTCCTGCCTCTGTAGCAAGGAGAAGCTGCTCGATAGCGAGGCGACCTTCCCAGGATGTATCTGTACCATAGTTAATAGAGCTGAATGGGACTTGAGCGCCTGCACGGGAATGCATGGTGTTTAGATTGTGAATCAGCCCCTCCATCGCCTGGTAGGTGTCACGAGTGGTCTTTTCCATAGCATAGTCCAGAATCCATTCCTTATCTTTCAGGTCATTGAGGCGTTCGCAGATCTCATAACCCTCTTTCAGGTACTTCTGATAGGTGTAACGGACACCCTCAGCCATAGCATAATCGAAGTCCACAACACTCTGTCCGCCATGCTGGTCATTTTGATTTGACTGGATAGCAATAGCAGCCAAAGCTGCATACGAACCAATGCTTTTTGGTGCTCTCAGATGGCCGTGCCCGGTATTGAATCCATTCTTAAAGAGTTTGCGAAGTTCAATCTGCGTGCAGGTCGTCGTCCATGCATAGAAGTCAAGGTCATGTATGTGAATCCAACCATCGCGGTGAAGTTCTGCAATTGCAGGTTTAATCAAATACTCCAGATTGTACTCCTTAGCGGTATTGGCACCATATTGCAGCATAGCCCCCATAGGGGAGTCACCGTTGATGTTGGCGTTATCTCGTTTCAAGTCGCTATCTTTTGCCTGAAGAACGGTAATACTATCAAAAATAGTTTTTACCTTTTCTCCAAATTGTTCATTCATAGAAAACCCTCCTTAAATATCATCCTGATTGCGATGCAAACTGTGTTCAGCGTCGAAACCATCCGGATACCTGGCTTTCAGTTTGTCCACATTCATCTGCATGATGGTTTCAAGGTCATATCCAATGGCATTTGCGCTTACAGCGAGATACCAAGCCACATCTCCAAGCTCTTTAGCCATATGTTCAGTGTCCAGTTCGTGCCCCTGAAACAGATGCTTTTTCAAAATATCAATTGCTTCGCCGGCTTCTCCGTTCAGACCCATTAAGCCATTGAGCAGAAGTCTCTCAGGCGGTAAATCTCCTGGGACTGTGCGAAGAGCTGCCTGCTGATAGTCGTTCGGCGTCATATTTTTTCCTCCTGTGATTACGATTTACCAGTGCAATAGCCTGGTTTATTTGAATATCAAGCTGCCGCTGTTCCTTTGCTTCCCGCAGACGGTCACGAACAGCCTGAATGTCCGCTTTTGTCGCTTCTCTGGCAAGCATAGTTTTCTCCTTTACACAAAAATAAGAGCCAAGGTTTAACCTCAGCTCTTAAATGAGTTATTGTTTTTTCGATTCGTGGTATTTCCAGGCTTCACAAACTGTTTCCTTGCATTTCGGATAATCTGGGCGTCCGCATTTGTTGCAGATAAGTTCTTCTCGCCCGAGATCTGGAATATCTTCCTCAAATTCTTTGATAACAGTAGTCCATGTACCGTCTTTCCTTCGAACAGGACAGGACATTCTGGATTTAACTTTCATCCTTGTTACACATCCTTTCAATAACGGTCATGCAATAAGGTCTAAAGAATTTATCAAAGATTGCTACCGGCACAGTAATAATCAATAATATCCAAAATATGTCTCGAATAATTCTCATTTGACGACCTCCTCGTAGTATTTTACCATAAATATAACAAAAGTAAAAGGGCTTGTTACGGCCCCTTTACCTTTGAAATCGAGTAACTTACGAAATCATGATCTTGTAGCGCTCGTTCAGTTCTTCGAACACTTCTTGATCTGCTGCAATGCTGATGTGAAACTCAATCTTGCCCTTTTCGTTCAACACGGTTTGGACAGCAGGCTGAAGTTTCTCAGCAAACAGCATTCTCAAACAAGTGCCGAGTTGCCGATCATTAACTGCCAGAAAATAATTCATTGTGCGTTACCTCCTTTCATAATAGGGGGTGTATTTTTCGTGCAGTTTCAAAGAAACGCTTCTCCGGAACGATAGGTTTCCGTCCAATTTTGGTGGTACTCGCAGCCAACAGAGATCTCACTGATAAAATCATAATGAATCACTTTCTTTGATGTGATTTTTCCATCGGGCGTGTCTCTGGTCACAGCCGCGTTTTCAACTGCTTTGATAATATCAAGGAAGTCCTGCTTATAGGCGCATACTTCCCGATGAGCGCAGCGAGTACATAATGTTTCTTTTACTCCGGCATCAAACATCTGCTTTTTCCTCCTTACCAGTAATAAGCTCAGAATAAGGTAGTCTCTCAATCCAGTCGCAGAGAGTATGCCACTCATCGAGCTTGTGGTTACGACGGGACTTGTAGATGTTCGCCAGAACCTCATAGTTCAGCATGACCGTCCGCTTCTGGTTGTATGAACTGGGGAGAAGCTGGATCATCTGCCACCATGGGATCTTTGGGTCATCGTAGGCATTTTTATTAAACGAATCTCTATTAAGATTTAGAATATGTATAACACCTTCTAAGCAGCTCCGTGAAACTACGTCCAAATGTTCATAGCTGAAATCCTCCAGCGTGAATTCCTTCGCCGCAATCTTGTGCATAGTCGAGCAGGAGTTGGCAACCGTACCCACCTTGTAGGTATCGAACTCTTTCCACCAGTACAGCGGGGCGGTGATGTCAAGATAGACCGTAATCATCCGCATGAACTTGCGATGGTCAGTGCCTGCATTGCGGAGGGTAGTCATGAGGTTGAGGTCGTTAGAACCGAGAATATATTTTGTACTAATCTCGACATCGTCAGCGTGGCAATCAGTGTATACACAATCTGCGCAATGAGCTGGACCATGCGTGGCGCAAACACCACTATCACTCTTCATCCACGAGTTCTTAGGGTTCCTCATACCACGAATGGCGTGCTCCCAGCCCATAATCTCGGCATTTTCAATTTTCAGCATTTTCTACCTCCGTAAGCTTCGTCCGAATCATTTCCAGAATTTCTTCTACAATCGAACGAGTGTTATTGTGTAACTTAATATAATCGGCATGGTCTTTATACCAGGCAAACATTTCGGAAAGGTCACCTTTAATCCAGCTGAATGCCCACCAGTCACAGATCATCTCAATAATGTATGGATACGGCATTTCGATAAGGATAGTTCCTTCTTTAGGTTCGTCGTTGATTAAGACCCAATACTGCCAATGATGGGGGTTTCGGTGGATATGCATAAGCCATGCCCGGTTAAACGCCTCGATGATTGCTGGGGTTTGCTCCCCATAGAAATAGTTGTCATAAGGCGTGTACTCATCTGGCGTATTCTTCGACATATCATGGAACTCAATATTTCGAGTTGCCTCCACATCTGTCAGTTCTGGAATATAAGCAGCAATCCACTGATAAGCCTTTTTTACAGCTTGCCTGTGTTTTTCCAGATATTCATCATATTTTTGAGACATTGGATTCTCCTTTCTGATAGATAACCCGATCGCAAGCAACTTTGTTTACCACGCTGGTTGTGTAGTCGATTGTAGGTACCTCATGCTGCTCGAAATGAATTACTATGGAAAAATCAGTGATTAAATCATTTTCGGGATGCACCATCGATTCAGCTCGGTTGATAAGTTCTTGACCTGCGTCTTTTATTTGTTGAACAAGAGTATTACGATACCCATTAGCCATTTTTTTCGATCTCCTTTCTCAATTTATGAGCCATAGCCACCTGTTCCTCAAGCCCCGGCATATGAGGGCAGGGGTAATCGAGACCACAAAATAGACAAGTAACACCTCTCGTAAGAGTAAAGCATCGATTGCATAAAACCCGACAACTTTCTTTAAGTGAATCGTTTTCATTTTCGAGTTTTGAAAGCTTTTCATGGTATTCAGTCTGAAGGTCTGACAACTGTCTTTTCAGTTGTGCATTCTCTTCAGTAGCATCTGACGAAAGTGCCTTTCTGAACTCCTCAAGATTCATGTTTCTTTTCTCCTTTCAGAAATATCACTCTTGATCGAGCCGTGCCTGTTTAAGGATGCGACCAATTTCATAAACAGATTTTGCCTGTGCAATTTTTCTCTTAACTTCTTCGCTATAGCAAAGTTCCGTTGCAATATCAATCGCATCCTTTTTCTCGGCATCAAGAATTGTTTTTGCTTTCATAGTTCATTGGTTTGTGGGAATTTGTATTGCTGGGTTCTGCGAGACAGTCATTGCACGGGTCTTTGGACTCTTCAAGACCGTGGTGCTTGCACGATTTGCAATACTGGTCAAAATAGACTTCCTTTTCTTCATTCATCTGCAAAAACTCCTTACAAAATCCACATAATAAGCTTGATCATCGCCGCTACGATAATCGCACTGGCACACAAAGACATCAGAATAGCGATAGCCTGCCCGATTTTATAAGCAAGGCTGCCACTCTTCTTCGTTTTGGGACGATATAATGTATCTTTTTCGTATTCAGGCATATATTATCCTCCAATCTGAAGTCCGAGATGAGAATATAAATCCTTATAAAGGATCTTCTCCAACTCGTCCTTATACATTGTTACAACTTTGCCGTCTACTACACGGCTTACAGTTTCTCTCAAAATGGGAGCTGCTATATCAGCAGTAACTGGGACTTTGACATCTGCCATAATCGGTTCTGGTAAATATCCCAATGCTTCCATTTCCTTGTGCTCACAGGTCTCGACAAAAGGACATTCATGGCATTGCTTCGTCAGTCTTGCCAACGCCATCGTTCGTCACCTTCTTTCTCAGGTATCGCTCAATGTTTTTGCACCGATTTCGATTTGAGCATCGAATGACCGTGTCGGATATGACGATCTCTTCACTCATTCCGTATGCTTTTTGTGGGCGTTGAACATCTGGATCGAAGTCCATGCAAGCAGAGCAATACTCCGCGACATCAATTGTTATCATCTTTTCTCCTTTCTCAGGCAGCTTTGGTTTTATAGCTGCCGACATACTTGGTTTCGTTGAAATTCCGTTTCTCGCTCAATGCTCTACTGATAGCCAAATCAATGCCGGAACGGGACTTCAGATGGTAGTAATACAAATCTTTGAACGGTGTATTTAAGCGGTCAGTTCGTCCTGCTGATTGCTTCATAATTTTGTAGGAGTAGTTCTGCGAGTAAAACGCAATGGTATCCGTACTAATGCAGTTCCATCCTTCGGCTCCAGCAGTATACTGAACCAGATACACCCAGCTGTCGCAAGTTGGAATCGGTTGATGCTTGTGACCGTTCCATTCTGCAATCTCAACATTTTCTCCATAGTAGAGATTTTTCAGAATATCAAGTTCATAGTCGAAATTGTAGAAGACGATCATTTTGGGATGCTTCTCAAACAGTTCCATTAGAGCGATTTGTCTGGACTCATCCTCGTTTACGATGCGTCGCCATACATAGCAGAGCTCCCCAGCATTGACAATCGGCTCGTTTTTATATGGATTCCAGCGAAGACGGCTTGCCTCTTTATACTTCGCAACATCATAATTGACATAAACATCCTCATGGTGTGAACAGGTTTCCCGCTTGAAATCCATATCCACAAGAATGCGATTACGAAGCCGGATGAGTCGTCCGACTCCTAAATATCTGTCTACTTTTGGATACTTTCCATTCACCCAGGTCATGACCATGTGTTCTTCCTTGAAGGCAGTTCGGTTCTTGTAAAAGCCGTTTGCAACAAAAACAGGAATATAATCCTCCCATGTGTCTCCTGGGGTGGCAGATAGTAGAATCCATTCGTTAAACTTGGCAATTTTCAGGAATGCCTTAACCCATGCTCCTGAACCAACAACACGCTGCTCGTCAAATATAAAAAACGCATCCGTAACCGTTGCATATTTCCCGATGTTGTTCCAGGAATCAACGACGACTTTATTTTTATAGGTATTGACTTCCGCGTGAACAGAGAGAAGGAAGGGCGAAAGCTCACCCTCCCATTCCAAAGTATCTCTTTTTCTCGCCGTGGTGATGATGTACAGGTCTTTTGGCGTACCCGGCATCCGAATATAACTTTTTGTGCCGAGCTTACCGCCATTCTGTTTGTAGTAATAGGCTAAAGCTGTTCTGGATTTGCCACTACCAACACCGCCACAGAGAATGCAGCCGTTTTTCATTCTCTCAACAGCATCTGTTTGATAGTCTCGAAGTGATATGCCTGCCATCAGCGCCCTCCGAAGATCCGACGCAGCACCCAGACATTAGAAAAATACATTGGAGTGAACCAGTAATTCTCTTTGTCGTCGTTATCTGTCATCGGCTCTGTCAGAGAATTTCCGACCTTTACATATCCCGCTACCCCCAAAAGCGAAAGCTGAATATAACACATCAGCGCCACCGTTTCATCGATGTCCTGTGCAACGACGAGAAGATGATTTTGATGGTTCAGATTTGCTTTTTCCAACTGCTTCCTTGCAGCGTGGATTCCGGCAATCAATGTGGCCCCAGCTCCGCAGCACGGATCGTTAATTGAAATATAACCGTCCTGTTCTACCTTTTTTACCGTGTCGTCCATCGTCATTTCAGCCATTAGCTCACAGACATGATACGGCGTAAAGATCTGTCCATTATGCTCGTTGCCGAGATTGAGAGACATAAAAATGCTGCCCAGAAAATCTTGCTCCGGATTTTCCTCCAAAGCCAAGACCGTCTGCGCAGCCAGTTCAGGAAACAACTCTTGATCCTGCTTATTGTACTTTTTGATGACTTCCAAATATAACGCTTCTCGCTTATCCCGGTGCTCCTTATCGAGAGGATTAGATAGCGAACAAGCGAACATAATAATAAAGTCACGCCAAACATCCCAAGCCCGATGTCGGTTAGTCAATCGTCCGAATGCATCTAAGAAAGCTTTTTCCGGAGACAAAACCTTTTTGCATTTTTTCCCAGCGGGCTTTTTTTGCTTTGGCGTTTCTTCTTTTTTCTCAGGCTCAGTCGTTTGCGGAAGCTCTTCCGCCGGCTGATGAGGAGCAGTCTGAGTAACTGCTTTAGATTTAGTAGCCTTTTTGCGTTTCTTCTTTTTCTGCCACAACATGGCTTTACCTCCTTTCGGTTATTAAAGGGAATAAGGCTGTTTCCTCTTACCGTCATAGGCGTGCACACCTAATCGAGACCTTACTGGACATTTAACCAGACATGTACTAAGCTGGCACCTATTCACCTTTAGAAGGGCATCTCCTCAGGACCCTCCGTTTCGGCATACTTTTCAGCGAATTCGTCTTCTTCAATGGTGACATACATCGTCTTAAGGTATGCCTTGACGCCAGTCTTACCATTGACCTCCCAGTTGTAGGGCCGGATAGTCAGGTCGACATTGCGGATCTCTGCGAAGTCCAGAGTTCCGATAGACTCCTCATCCAGCTGAGTCTTAGCTCGACGAGTAATCATAATAACCTTCGGGGGGATGTTGTCGAAGCTGACCGCCACCTGAATATAATGGCGAGGAGCCTCGTCCTCATCACGAGGAGCCAAAACACGAACATTCCAGCCATCCTCAATAAGCTTCTGCGCCATATCGGGATCTTCAATGACCACGCAGAAATTGCGGGAGCCAGCACGATTGTACTTGGACTCCTCACCCTTAAAGTTGCGGAAGATAATTCGAGCATTCTCGATGATGATGTTGTCTACTGCTTTGTAAGCCATAATTAGTTTCTCCTTTCAATTTTTGCGTTTATCGCATGGAAATGGACAAGTCCTGCACTCCTCATTGGGAATACAGGACTCGGTAGAATCAGCCGTACACAAAATATAAATGAACACAGCAATTAACAGAATTAAAATCATAAGCATTACCTCACATCAAACGGCGTAGTATCGTCCTCATGAGGCTCGCCTGCTCCGAACCACGGTGGTGTGTTGTCTGAAACATACGGCTCATCCGCCGCAAAGCGTTCGAAGTCGCCATAAACAGACAGAGACTTGACTGCTTCATCGACCATATTGTTGTAATAACCACGGTCAATATCACCCTGCTTGTCAAGCTGTTTAACCATCTCGGACTCAAGCCAGCGGAAGCCCTTAGAACCCGTAGCAGCAGCGTAACCCTTTTCACCGGTCTTCTTGTTTTCAGTCTCACGAAGCAGAATGCCACCTCCGCAGCCAGGCTTAATCGGGCAGAACTGCCCAACCTTTCCGATGAAGTGGTAGTCGTGACCCTTGGCGATTTCGTCCGTTAGTTCTTCGACACGCTCACATTCAGTGGGCATCGGCTCAGTCATGCGTTTAGAATCGGTAATCTGTTTCCACAGTTTATCTCTTTCCGCTTCAAGGGCACTTACATCCGGCAAAGCCTCGTTCATGTCAAGATAGAGCGAGGACGTTACAGATTTCGTCTCGCACATATCCTCGAACTCGATGTTCTCCTTGCTGAAGAGCGTCTTGAAAACATAAGGGATCTGGAACTGTGTACCGGTTGCCGTCCACGCATACGGATGCTTCTTGTTCTCCTTGCAAATATCCTTTGCAGAATCGATGTACTTTTTCCCGTACAGGTCACAGCACTTCTCGACTGTAGCATAACGAGCAATATAAACCGCATCGTTCACCAGACACATACGATCATAGGTCGCTTCGTGCTCAAAGTTGTACCCATACAGTTTGCCGTACTCGGTCACAAACTTGATGATCTCAGGCGTTGCGTCTGGAATCTTGATGGAGTCGGTTTTGATGTGCGCTACAATAAAGCCCTGACTCTGAACAGCGTGCTTGAGGTTGACCATGAACAGGGCACCTCGTTTAGCAACGATGTTATCCTTGTTACGGTTATCCCGGAACGGATTTTCAAACCCGGCTGAGGTCAGACCGTACACGGAGTTAATCGCGATTTTCAGAGCCTGTGCCAAGTCAGCCGCAGCATTCTCATCAGTCAGGTACTTAGCCAATGCACCGCCCAGCATTTTCTTGGCTTTATCAAAATCCTTATGCTTGATTGCGATACGAGCCTGAAGAATTTCGTTGAATCGCTTTGTGTATTCCGGTCCGAAGAGTTCTTCTGCTACAATACTGCTCGGATGCATGGATGCAATATCCAGCAGAGCAATGTTGCTGTACATGCCGGGTTCAGAATATACATAGCCGCCCTCACCAACTTCTTCACCTCTGTAGACAGACTTGCCGCCCTCGAATGTGTAGCCAGGAAAGATGGGACGATGGTTTTTATCGAACTGTGTGAACTCGTCGTAGTCTTCAAGCCCCATTGTAAACGGAAGATCCGCATTAGGATCGAAGATCTGACTCTCGTCACCCATGAAACGGTAATTGAACTGATCCTGAGGCTTGCGGTTGTTACCAAATATAATTCTGGTAGTCAGCGAGTTCGTTGTATCATTGACGGACATCCCCGCCACATCCGCCAGAATCTGACGAGCCGTGAAGTCCGCCTTACGAGCATTAAAGGTTGCTTCTGTCGCAATGACATCGTTGTCGCAATACTCAGCAACCTTAGTCCAAAGCTCCTCCGGCACAGGCTTGTCCCAAGGCAGACCAAGTTCCTGATGGTGAATACCCAGTTCAATCTCGAATTTCTTCAGGGACTGCTTCTTACTGGAAAAGTCATACACATCCGTATAGGACACATTATAGGCTTCGCCAAAGAAGCAATTTGCGCTGCCATTGATGATCTTTGTTGAGAGATTATAAAGTTGTTCGTTTGTATACCCCATCAACCGGGCATAGAGAATATGATTATCGTACCGACGGCAGTTGAAGCCAACCAGACGGAATCGCATCAGTTCCTCGATCTCAGTCGGGGTGGGGTTAATCATACGAACCACCGGCTTACCTTCACCCTCAATTTTCCAGTTCACCAGAAACAGGTTCGGAAACACCTCAACATCGTAAAACACGAGCTTGGCATCATCATTTTTTGCTCCTGCTGACTGGTCTGCGGACTTAAACTGCATCTTGTTGACTAATTTGATACAGTAATCCGCCTGATGTGTGCTGCTCGCTGCAAATGCCAAGACAGCATTGCGCATATCAGTCACGTCATAATTGAGTCCGCTTGCATAAGCATCCTCAAGAATCTTGTAAATGAAGTCGATACTGGGCTTTGTTGCCGGATGGTACTCCTTGTTGAGATTTCGCTTGATTTGCGTTCTAAGCCCTTTCTCGCTCTTCACCCCTTCAAAATTTATCACTTGTTTTTCTCCTTTCAGTGGCAAACCCGAATTGATCGTTGCGATAGGCAAGTCATTACACTTTGTCAGCTTTCTGCGCAGCGAGCTTTTACCGGTGAAGACTTTCACTTCAATATGATCGTCGTACACTCGGCTGAGCTTACTGACATCACCGGCATAAATATAATGAAGGTGGATGCCCTGACCGCTTTTGCTGAGTTCAGCATAGGTCGGCGGCCATTTACTCGCTTCTTTGAGATTCAGTTCATACGACTTATTGCCGTCCTTATCCTGAATATCAAAGTCGATAACAATGTGGTTCTCCGGGACTTTCACATAATGCAATCTGGATGTGGACAGGTCGCTCAACTTAGTAGAAACTTCATCCCATTTGGAAGTTGGTGTCTCTTTAGCCGAAGCATACTGAGCAGGACAATCTGCGCATTCTCTGTCAAATACCGATTTCTGTTTTAAGAACTCGATCAGTTTATGCTCAGGCTCGTCTTGCTCGGTAAGTGTCTTATCCTCGAATTTCTCGGTTCGAAAACCAATGTAATAACTTCGCACACGAGTTCCGTCATCGAGATTGAACCTCTCCTTGTAATCCCGGAAATAGTTTTTCAGTTCCTCCTTAAATATCCTCTGAGAGAATGGGAAGGTAACTTTTGCCTCATCGCAATAGGTTTTATACATCTCCCATGAGGCTTTGAGAGTTGTCCCGTCTTCTTTCTTGAAGACATGGTAAGAATCAATAATGAAGTTATAGAAATCATTAGATGCACCGAGCATCGTCACGGGAATATAATCATCGTATCTGCCCGGATTCTCCAGATAGACTTCCTGGCAATGATAAGCAATTGCACCGAGTTCAAATTCGATTTGCTTTGTCACCGCCTTGTATTCCTTGGGACTCAATTTGTTTCCGGAAGGGGACACATCGATCAATCGTCTGATAAGACCTGACTTTGCGTCCGTAATCTTGACCGGTTTATTGGTGCCCATGAACAGGAAGCACTTGAAGCGGTTTGCGTAGGTCGATTTGAACTTTTCATTTACTGTCATCAGCTCGTGAGAAACCAAACTGTTCAGTCGGGTGTTATCCTCGATGCGAGATAAGTCACCGTCATGCTGAATTGCCACAAGTGGATTCGTCTTGAATGCCTCTAATGCAAAGGAATTACTGGACGAACCCAGTGCTTTCGCATCGAAGACGGAATAATATCCTTCAAAGAGCTGCTGAACAATGTTCAGAACCGTAGACTTACCCGTACCTGCTGCACCGTACAGAACCATAAATTTCTGCAATTTCTTCGACTCTCCACAGACAATAGAACCAATAGCCCATTCAATTTTTGTTCGCTCTTCTTCAGAGTAAATTGTGGACATCAGCTTATTCCATGCATCCGTGGCCCCTTCTTCAAGAGGATAGTTCAGCCGCTTACTTGCGTAGTCTTTTTTGTTCGTCGGTGTATTGGAGAATATAAGTTTCTCATCAAGCATGTGGAAAGAGTCTCGCATCTGCTTTTGACAGTATTTATGCCATGAATCGATCATTCCAGATTCGGAATCCCACATGTGCAGAACTTTAATACTCGAATCAAAGTTTTTGCGGTTTTCCTCTGCATACTTGTCAAGTTCCCGGTCAATAAGCTGGAGTGCATCTTGCTCGTCCGTAGACCATAAACCTCGGTCTTCTAACCAAATAGCATAGAAGTCACCGCCTCTAATCATCAGGTCGGAGCTTTTCTTAATGATAAACTTCGGATAGATTTCTATTACACCACGCTTCGTACTACGGGTCGAAATCATTAAAAAGTCGATCATCGAAGTTCTTTAGTCTCCTTCCGTTTTTCTAAGCTCCTTGATTTCGTTTTTAAGGTTCCCGATCTCATCACGCATACTGCGAATCTCCAAGTCCTGGATAAGCATGTTCACAGTCATAACTGTGGCAACCATGACGGTGCTGCAATTGAAAGACCTCTGCTTTCTGAGCGTCTTAGCAAACACACGCATCGCAGTTTCGGAGCAGCGAAGACTGCCGAAAATATAACGAATCATTTCATCCATGTTTCTTTTCTCCTTTCATGTCGGCAAGAAATTGATCGATCGTTTCAAACTTCCAAGCCTTCGGCTCTCTCAACGAAAATATAAATTCCTGTCCGTTGGTTTTGCGAATTCGAATGCTGTTTTTACCATTTGGGAAGTATTCTTTTACCTTCTTTGCCTGGTCGGGTAAGCATGTCTGAAAAAACCCGTACACTTGCGTATGAATCATGGTAATTCTCCCTTTATGATTAGTGATAACCAAATAGGATGCTGTCCAAATACCAATTCATCTGCCACCAGATTTCGACAGTTCTCATGTCATACTTGCAGCGTTCGACGGTAAACAAACCGCCTTCGCCATTTCGCTTGTATTTGCGGTTCATAAATCGAGATATTACGTCGTCCGTATACGCCGCATCAAATCGAGAATCACTCATCGACCCTAAACCCAGACTGACAATCATGTTCCAGAACCACTGTCCCATGCGATTGCCGATATCTGGGTCGGTCATAATATGTTCTTCACAACGAAACGCTAAGGCAATAAGCATCTCCAATACACTGCAAGGGCGGTTATCCAGATAACTGGCAATCATAGGACCCTCGTATTCTTTTTCATAACCAAAACGATACCGGAGGTCTATCCCATCTTCTGCTCGATTTCCGTCCATCGGCAGCATATATTGAAAATCAATATTATGCAGATGACGAAGAAGCTTCTGATAAGACAGCCTCCGGCTATATCGTTCGTTACATACGAGCTGACACATCCACTCAAAATATTCATTGTTCAGCTCAATTTCAGTCATTCGATCCTCCTATTAGTAGTTGGAGCCTTCCGCCACATCGGAGAAAGAACGATTGTCTCTGAGAATTTCATAGTCACATCTCAGGCGATCGTTACGAATAAAGACCGAATCATCCTCATACTCTCCGAAATGTTCAGCAAAGTCCTCGCCAACCGTGTCCTCGATATCCTCGACGACTTCATCTTCATCGTCGGCAAGGACTCCGTCACCAGCATAATAGACCAGACTGATCTGCGTGTAATTGTCATTCTCACCGTAGTCGTCCGGAGAGATGACATAAGGTTCATTGGGCATAGGCTCATCCTTTTTTTCTTCAGTATTTTTCTTGCTATGCTCCGTGTAATTGGTATAACCCTCTTCCTGAAGCTTAGCTGCATAGTTCACCAGGTCGGGTTTCAGCTTGGCAATATCTGCCTTATGCTGATTCTCCTCCTGCTTTTCATTGCTCTTTTCGTTCTTGGCAATATTAGCGATTACGGGCTTTCTTTCGGCAAATGCTGCCTTCACAGAATCAATCTCTTCCTGCGTGATCTGCTCGTAATACCGTCTAAGACAAAGCCATGTCGCTGCGGCGCCTACTGTAGCCCCAGCTAAGAACATGGCAAAACCGGTTTTACTCATCTTCGTATTCCTCCTCGTCAGTTTGAATTGTGACAACAGTAATGGCGAGACCTCCGAACAGCAATGCTGCACTCAGGAGAATCCCGCCAGTAATGTGTCTTTTCCGCCGACTGTCCAGCATGGCGTCGACGGTTGAGATGAAATCATCCAAAATATCCATCATTTACTCCTTTCCACCAGAGAGAACAGCAATGCCTCCTACGAGACAAAGCCCTGCCATAGTGGAAAGAATGTACGAAAACAAAGCTTTCATTTTATGTTCTCCTTTCAGTCATAACTCGAAAAGTAGTGACAACACTCCTGAAACAAAGGCTCACCATACTTGCTGTATCCTCCGGCCATGAAGAACACACAATCGTAATTTGTCCGTTCCAAAAGTTCTTCCTTTACCAACTCAACAATCTCAGGCATGACATAACAACGGTCAATCCTGCTGTTCCACATTACGCTGAACTGATTGGGTTGATAAACAACATCGTACACAGTATCCGGGAAAGATGTATGGTCAATACGGTTAAGAATTGTATCAATGACTAAGCGTTTTCCCAGTTCTGTTTCTCCTTCAGCTTCACCCATGGTTACGAGTGCTATGAGGTCGATTTCCTCTTGTGTAAGAGGGTAGTCTGGCTCTTTCTCAACCTCTGGCGTTAAGTTAGGAGATTCCATCAGAAGATCAGCCATAATCATCGGCTCTGCCTCCGCAAGAACCGGATAAGATTGCTTAATCTCCAATGTTTCTTTATCTGTAGAGCGAACCACGCCGCATACTGCAAAACCAACAAAGAATATCATGCAGAGAACGGTGGCTATCGCTCGTGGTTTGATGCGCATTGTTAAAACTCCTTTACATTAAAAATATCACTCCCAGTCCAGGTCTGAAGGTGATTGATTACATCTTTTCCCAGATGTTGCCCTCAACATTGAAGTCGAGCAGAAGTGCCGGCTCATGACGACCGTCTTCGGTCTCGCGCTCTACCTCAACGATGCGGAAATTAACATAGCCATCCGGGCCATCCTTTGTCCAGCCGACAATCTGACCAGCAGGAGTACGAGGAAGATCAAGATCGTCCAGAACCTCATTCAGGAAGAGGTGACCACGGGTCTGAAGCTTGTCGTTTGCAAATGCCTGCTGTGCCTTGAGGAACATGCGGTTGTAATCAGGATTGGTTTCGTAGTTGCGGCTCTTGCTGTCGAAATATACAGCATAATCGCTCTGGAGATTAGGATCGGCGACCATCACGGTCTTCTTAACTTTCTTCTCCTTGCCGGTCTCGGGATCAACCTCGATTTCCTCGAACTTCTTTGCCTTAATACCATACTTGAGTTCGGTATCGACCTGCTCGCCGAAACGCTCGATAACTCGACCACGATACTCCTTGAAGCTCTTATCGATTGCAGCATAAGCAGCACCAAGAGCCACATTGCGTTTACGCAGAATATTGTTAGATGCCAGAATACTGGTGACGGACAGAGTGCCAAGAATGATGGCAGGACCATAAAGCTTTGCGAGCTTCATTCCGGTCTGCGCATAGACCACAACCGTGTCTTTCTTGCCATCCTCGTTCGTATACTCCTGGCCATTGATTGCACCGGTTTCCATTCCCTCATGGATGGTATCGAGAGTACCCTTAGTTTCATCGAGAATCTCTGCTACCTTAGTGGTGGCCTTGCAAGCGAGAACGGCACTTACGACCGTACCGGCAATACCAGCCACAACGAGAATCTCGGGGCTGTGCTTCTTGAGCTTCATAACGGCCTTGGAAGTCACGCCGTTCACGCTCTTCAAAATTTCAGTTTTATTTTTCATGGTTTGTTATTCTCCTTTTCAGTTTTTAGAGTTGATTTCAGCACCACAGGCAGCATATCCAGCCAAATCGACATAGCTGTCGTCCGTAGCCGTTCCTGTTCTGATTCGTGCGATCTTAAGAAGTGCCATCATCATGGCAACATCATTTGCGGTAAATTCAACGCCTTTATAGACGCTCCAGAAGCCTGCAATAGCAGTGAAGTTATCTTCCGGAGAGCCGTATTCGTTCTCTCTCTGCCCGCATACGCAAGCCTTTGCTTTATCGAGAGTCTCAGATCTGGTCATCATCTGCATCCTCCTCATCGGTAGAAATAAACGGAATACAGTCACGCTTACGCTCCTTAGCAATTACCTGACAGCCGCACATCGGGCAATCAAATGTGTCATATAAACTTTCTTCGGCAGTAGAGCCAAAGGCAACTGCCAAACCAGTCTTTCCGTTATCACGAGCAATATAATGTCTCTCGATAATGGCGTTAAACTTAGTGCCACAAACTTTGCATTCAAGCATTACATTTTCTCCTTTCAATTCAGCGGGATAGCACGAGGCAGCTTCAGAATATAACCATCTCGAACTCGTACCGCAGTTGCACC